CGCTTGGAGGAAAAGGCCAGCTTTTTGATGCTGGTGTTCGTCTCCTGGATCATCAGGCCCCGGTACTTCGTACTCCGGGTGATTGCATCCAGCTCCGGCTCCGCGTGGACGTTGTACTCCAATGCGGAATAACACAGGTCCGCCTGGTCGATCTTCGGCGCCAGGAAATAGATCTCGCTGCCGTACTCTCCCGCCGCGTAGCCCATGTACGTGGCGATGGCCGACGCCAGCAACGTCTTTCCCTGTTTCCGGCCTACCACGCAGAACACTTCCCTGAACTGCCGTTTCCCAGTTTCGTCCACGATCCCGAAGATCAGGCTGATCATGGCCCGCTGCCACAGTGCCAGCTTGATCCGCCGCGGCGCCAGTACGCCTTTGTAGTGGTGACAGTATCGCTCGATGAATCCGATGGCGTTCCTGGCCAGCCGCTCGTCGTAGAACCAGCGCCCCTCCGCCAGGCCCCGGATGATGACCTCGTACAGCTGCCGGATCCATTTCCCGACAACCACGCCGCCCGTCTGGATTTCGTTCCAGTATTCGGTGATCGCGTTTTCCGTTTTCACCCCGGACCACCTCAGTGAAGCCGGAAGGCGTCCAGGTCCCGCGCTGCTTTTTCGACTCTGGCGCCCCGTTCCCCGATCATGTTCCCGATCGTGGCCAGGCACTTATTCGCGCTCTCCACATGGCGCGGAAGCTCACTGAGGAGCGGGTGCGCCACGTCCACGCTGCCGGTCTTGTAGGTCTTTTCTACCGTCAGGCCGTCCTCCGCGATCCTGTCCCGCATCTGGTCGATCAGGCCGGCTTCCTCCGCGTAGATCCGGGCCGCCTCGATAAAGTCCTGCTCCTTTTCGACCTGGTAGATCTTCCCGAAGGCGATCATCTTCCGGTACAGTGCCGCCGGCGTCAGCTTCTCGCTCCCGCTCCTGGCCTTCGCCCGCTTCGTTGTCTTTTTCTTCGTTCCTCCGCCCGTCTTTTTCACGGTTGTCCTGGCTGACTCCGGCAGCTGGTCCGCGATCTCGACGACGGTCCGGTCATGTGCTTCCTTCATTCCCGAATCCTCCGTCCATCTCCGCCCAGGTCCGCAAAAAAACGCCGCATTTTGCAGCGTTTTCCGGCCCCCGCGGAGCGGTTTCTTCATTGTCCCGCGCGCCCGTGGACGCGCGTCCACCGCGCCCTCGGCGCGCCTTTTTTAACTTCACCCCGGCCCTGCGCCGGGTTTGCGTTTCGCGTTTGATAAGGGGGGCTTCATGGAGACCTTCCCGTCCGGCGCGATCCGCCAGCGTTTTGTTTTTCGTTCTTTCTCTGCGTCATGGCAATCCTTGCAGAGCAGTTCCAGGTTGTCCCAGTTCAGTGTGATCTTCGGGTTTGTAACATTCGCAGCTGTCAGTGGTATTTTGTGATGAACTTCCAGCGGTCTGTCCTTTGAACCCGGTTCGATGACTCCCCTCCCCAGGCACTTCTCGCAAAGATTTCCCTTGGAATCAGCAAATGCTTTCCTGCATCGTCTCCAGGTCCATGTCGTGTAAAACTTCTCAACTTCCTGTGATGAATGGCTCATCGGCTCCCACCTCTGCCACATAAAGATGAACCGCCCGCGAAACCGGAAGGAAGCATACCGGAACGCCCTCCAAATTGTGAACATAGAATGTCGGATAGTGTCTTTACACACTATCCGACATTACAAAAATAAACCTGTTTTGTTTACAATCGAGCATGAATTCAAATATCCGTTACTTTGTTCAGCATATCGAAGAACTCCCGTCTGCGTCTGTAGAACGTATTGCTGTCACTTGTTGGCAGGATCTCAGGCTTTAGATCTTTCATTTCCCTCCATGTTTTCTTTCTGCATACGTGTTCAATTAGCGCTGTCTCCCATTCACCGTTTCCTGCTGCCTTCGCGCATCCTTCTACGATTGACATCTTCGCCAGCAGTCTTTCCCTTCGCTCTGCTGCCCTGGCCACCGGATCACTCTTTCCGTTTCCATGCGGTAGTCCATCCATCCTGATCGCACTGATCCCCAGCAGACTGTTCGCTTCTTTCTTCCAGTCGTCATACTGTCTGCAGAAATGCAGCAGCTCCAGGTATCTTGATTTGCTGATCCCTATCTGCTCTGCAACCGGTGTATATCTCATGTCAGTATTTCTCCTTCAGCCACTGCTCATAACCTTCTGCGATGCTCCTGCATGATTCCGGAATTTGGTTATTATCGAACTCCCCGTTCCGGATCCTGTCGCTCACGCTCCCCGGCCTCATGAACTCATAGTGATACAGCGCCTCCGGCAGGAACGCCCACCACGCGCCCGGATACACCCGCCTGTTGAACTCCACATCCTCCGTATGGCACCACACCGGAAAACGCCTGTCTCCGATGAAATCTCTCCGCCAGGCCTTGTTCCAGACCGCCGGATATTTTCTCCCCCAGTTCTGCAGCGCGATCCCCCGGTGCTTCCACTCGAACCCGTAGGCCAGGATGTCGATCTCCGTGTGCTTCCGGATCTCCTCCGCCATCTTCCTGAAGGCCCCCGGCAGGAACCAGTCATCGTCATCCATGAACAGGATCCATTCGCCCTTTGCTTTGTCCAGGCCCACGTTCCTGGCCCCGCCGCCGCTGTGGAAGTTTGTCGTGATCACCTTCGTCGTGTAGTCCAGCGCCGCGACCTCCGTCAGATCCGTGCAACTGTCGCAGATCACGATCAGCTCCCAGTCTGTGAAGTCCTGGCTCGTGACCGACTCCAGCCCCTTCCGGATGAATGTCTCGCTGTTGTTCGCCGGTACGATCACACTGAAGAAAGGCGCTTTCTCTTTCTTAGGCGTCAGGTCGAAAGGTCCGTCCATCATGTCCTTCTCCTCCTCAAAACGCATCGTATGTACACCCCGTCTATGACGTCGCTGTACCGCACCACGCAGTCCTGCAGCGTATACCCCGGATACAGCTTCTCCATGACCTCCTTCGCCTCGTTCCGGAAGTCCCTCGCGATCCGCTTCACCCGTCCGTTCGGCATCCGCGCGTCCCGGCTTCGTCTCACCGGCTGCTTCAGGTTCCGGCTCCCGCGCCACTTCTTCACGCCTGGCTTTTCCGGCCTGTCCTGTTTCTGCTTCGTGAAGTACGTCGCTATCCCGCCCAGGCCCTCGTCCCTGGGCTGCAGCCGGTCGGCGTTCGCCCGGCCCTTCCCCCAGATCCGTTCCATCTCGTCCCGGTCGATCCCTCCGTTCAGGATCATGTGAACGTGCGGCCGCTTCCCGCTGTATCCCGCCGCCGGCATCTCATCCCCGCCGATGGCGTAGATGTACTTCAGCTCCGGCAGCCCGGCCTTCGCCCTGGCCCGCTTTACCCTGCCGATGAAGTTTCTGATATCCTTGTCTACCCGTCCCGGATCCGGTGCCTGCCCGTCGTAGGTCAGCGTGAGGTTCACGTCCTTCTCCGTGAAGTTACCCTCCACCAGCTGGATCAGGTGTATCCGGCTCCGTTCGTCGTTTACTCTTTGTTGGGCCGCCGGCGTTTGCCTGCTCTTTGCTTTTCTAAGAACTCCCCGCTGGTTCCGCCCGAACACCGGGAAAACCTCCGCGTCGATCCGCGGCCCGCTCACCGTCGTCCGCCTCCGGTATCCCATCCGCCCCACCTGGATGAAGCTCGGCTCCTCCAGGAAGCTTCCGTCCCCCGTCACCCGGTTGTTGAAAAGATCCTCGTACTCCCAGCCCATCCGGTCCTCCATAAACGGGGAAGCGCTGGCGCCCTCCCCGTACCCCTCCCGCTGTCATCACCGTCTTTTTCGACGACGATGTGCAAGATTTTAATACTCATTACAAGGCTCCCAACGCGGAACCCGTCCCGCCGTTCCGGAGGCCGTCCCTCCGCGGGTGTTATATAGGAAGTGATTGCGGCAGGGGTCGAACCTGCATTGTTTAAGGACGTACTCCGTCTCCGGCGCCCGCTCTACCATTGAGCTACGCAATCATGGGATCCGGATGCTGCTCTCTGGCTGGCTTAATCCGGAAAGTCGTTTCTTATTGATTGATCTCTTTGTCCAGCGTTTGCAGCGCTTTGATGGTTTCCTTCAGTTCTTTCTTGACTTCTTCTTCCGTGATCCCCTGGATGATCGGGATCCATCTCTCCATTTTCTCTGTAAATGGTCTTTTCTCGATTTCGTACCACGGTTCTCCTTTTTCCCGTTTCCTTGTGTAATAGCTTCCGACGATCGCGATATACCACTTGCCTTTGATCTCGTCTTTTGTGAACCTCGCCTTGCTGTGTAATCTCGATTTCGGATTTTTCAGCATCTTGATCTGTTTATCCAACTCAGCACGCTCTGATTTCAGCTTTTTGATCTGTTCCTCTATTTCCCGGTCTCTTTTGTTCATTTCCTGACTGATCTCATCCATGTTTCCCGTGACCATCAGTTCGTCCATGCTGAAATCTTCCATTTTTGTCTGCTTCCTTTCAGTCCTCGTTTTCGTTCACTGTCGCTTTATGGAACACCCGCCGGCACCGTTCACAGACCCAGTCCGTGAAAATGCGCTCGTTGAAATACCACACGATAAAGTACAGCGCCTGGCCTTCCCTTCCGCACCACGTACAGGTCCCCGTCCGCGTCTCAGTTGCCCCATTTTATTTTCCTTCCGCACTCCCGGCAGTATTTGTCCCTCGTGTCGATCGCCGTGTGGCACTCTCCGCAGACGTACCACCAGTTGCTCCTCGCGTCACCTTCGTATTCCGGCTCTACTGGTTCCCGTTCTTTCTCGTCCTTCATGTTCCGATCACCTTCCTTTGATTCACGATCGGATTGAACAGCACCATGATCCCGCCGGTCGCCCTGGCGATCTCCTCCGCCTTTTCCTTGTCCCTCGTTCTCCAGGCTTCGTATGCGCTCCATGACCATTTCAGCTCGTTGTCCATGCGGCTGCGTCCGACCAAATATCGGCCGTGTTTCCGGATGATGATGCACGTCTGCCTCCGAATGTCGTCCTTCATTCTTTCCTCACGGCCCGGATTAACTGGCCCATCATGTCGTATATTTTTTCCAGTGTTCCCTTCACCAGAGCCGCGTCAATATCCATCCGCATGATCGCGGCATCCTGTTTCCTCAAAATCCTGTCCGTTTGCGCGGCCTGGAACCGCATCAGCTTCGTCTGATCGCTCATCTCCGGTTTTTCCGGCGTCAGTTCCATCTCCATCTGCCCCGGCACCTGTTCCACCATGTACACCGTGTTTTTTGCCATTTCCTCGTTAGTGATCGCTTTGACTGTCGCCGTCTTCTCCGCCTTTTCCTTCTCTTTCTGCTTCTCCATCCGCCGGCTCTCCTGGTATTTCTCCAGGTCGAAACCGGCTTTTTCGATCCGGCTGATCGTGCAGGGGTTCACCCCCAGCAGTTTCCCGATCTCCGTCTGGTTCGCCCCGCCCTTCCGCATCAGCTGCGCCTGTTTGCAGATCGTTTCCGTGATCTTCACCTTCTTTGCTTCCTTCATGTTTTTTGCTTCCTTTCTTCTTATTAAAACAGCGTCATTTTCCGCTGTCCCATGCTCCGCTGTGGAAAGTCTGCCCCCAGCTGACCCGCGCGTTCGCGAACGGATGCACCACGTCCGGCTCCCTTTCTGGTTTTTTCACGGCCACGTTCAGCGCAATCATTCCGCCCAGCAGCACTATCGCCAGGATCATCGGTATCCGTTTCTTCATCTCTCATGCTCCCTTCTTTTTCTGTTCCTTCCACTCCAGGAAGGCTCGATCGTTCTCCGGATCTTCATAGAACTCCCGGCACCGTTTCAAAATCTCCGCCGCCGTGACCTGATACTTCGGTTTTGTTTCCGCTTTCCTCGCGCTGATCGTTATCTCCATCCCGTGGCTCGCATCCTTTCCGTTCACACTCATGGTCCTCCAGCAAAATCATCCCGTAGAGGAGACAGTCCACGCAGCCCTGGCCGCGCCGCGTCATCCTCTTTCCGTGTTTACAGTCCTTGCATTTCATCAGTCATACACCCCGCAGGTCTTCCGGTGCGGCCTGTACGCCGGTTCCGCCGTCACGGCCTCCTCATAGCCGACTTCCCGGCCTTGTACTTTGCTCCCATCGATCCTGATGAATGTCTCGCCCTCCGGATCCGGCTCGATCATCACCGCGTCCGCGTCCACCACGACCTTCCGGTAGATCCCCCAGGTGATGATCCCGATCTTCTTCCCGCAGAACTTGCAGCTGTGGATGTCGTTTTTCATTCCATCGTCCGCCCCTTTCGCGGTTTTTTGATGAACCAGCATTTGCCGGTCACGTTGTAGCTGTAATGCGTCCGCACGTCCGACGCCGCCGGGCCGTTCTCTTTCCTCAGCCAGTCCTTTTCCTTCGCCCATTTTTCCTGAAAGGCGATGTATTCCTGACACTTCCCGTGGCATCCCGGCGCCCGTTTCTCGCAGCCCTGGCACGGCGGCTTTTTCACTTCCTCCGCCTCCTCGTCGGCTTGTTCACGTAGCCCTGTTTCCACTTCCGGATCATCTTGATGTTCTGAACGATTACCGGCGCCGGCTGCGTCAGGTGGATGTCGTATATTGCCGTTTTCCCGTCGCTGAACAGCACCCGAATTCTATCCGGCAGTACGCTGTAGTCGTGGTCATAGATCGGGACCACCTTGTCCAGCGCCTTCGGGCGTTTCTTTCCGGTTTCGATGTCGTCCAGCATCCTGTCGAGCATGTCTTCCATCGTCATTTTGTCGTGCTTCCTTTCCTTACTATTCTGTTGATCTTTTTCATGTGCCTGATGTAATCCGCTTTCTGCTTGCACCTGTCCGGACATTGTCCTTTTTTCGCGCAGCGAACGCATGGATGCAACTTTTTTCTTTACTTCCTTTCCTTTTTTGTTTAGCCGGTTAAACAGCTTCCGCAAAAAAAATTCTGTCTACAGTCGTCCCCATCGCTTTCGCCAGCGCGATCAGCGTCCCGGACTTCGCCTGGTAGTCCGGATTGTTCTCAATGGCTGAGATCGTCTGACGGCTTACACCGCTTAGTCTCTCCAGCTCCTCCTGCGTGATTCCCTTTTCTTCGCGCACTTCTTTGAGTCTGTTTCCCATGATATTCACCTCCTTGTTAAACCCGCTTTACATAAAGATACACCCGAAAAAAACACTTGTCAAGCCCACTTTACAAATTTCTTTTTGTCGTGTAAAATTCATCTTACAAGGAGGCATGAATATGAAACTGAGCGCAGTTTTAACCGATTACCGTGACCGCCTGCAGATCTCCCAGCGGGAACTCGCTCGCCGTTGCGGCCTTTCCAATTCCTATATCTCATTTCTTGAAAACGAATTTAATCCCCGCACCGGTAAACCGATCGTTCCGACCCTGGAACAATATCAGAAGATCGCCGCCGGTATGGGTATGACCGTCCATCAGCTTTTTGAAGTCCTGGACGAAGACTCTCCCGTCTCCCTCCACTTTGATGTTCCGGAAGTTATCGAAGAACCTCACACGTCTGAGGCCCGCATCTTGGCACGCGGCGCTGACCGACTGTCCCCGGAGGAACGCCGTCAGCTGCTCGACATGGCCCGCGTGATGTTCCGGGATATCTTTGACAAGGAGGAAGACCATGAAACCGGATTATAAAAAAGCCGCCGCCAGGGCCGCGGAAACCTCCGCCTCCTTCGGTTCCTGCGCTGCTCCTGAGGACGTGCTGCGTATTATGAAGTCTTTTCCCTCCGTCTTTGTCGCCTCCCTGGACGTCAATCCGCTTTCGGAAAAGGAAGCCTGGGATGCGTTTACCCTTGTCCGGGAAAATAACGGCACCCTCCAGTACATCGTCACCTATAACAGCCGTCTCCCGTCCTTCCTTCTCCTTCGCGTCCTCGCGCGGGAACTGGGTCACGTCGTCCTGGCTCACGACGGCGCAGCTCCGGAGGAGATCTGGATGGAGGAAGCGGACTGCTTCTCCTATCATCTGATCTGCAGCGCCGTCCGCACCGTGACCGTGTTCTTCCGGCCCGACCGTAGGACCGTTTCCTCTTCCTTCAAGGACATGACCGTTTTCAACAGCATGGACGACCTGAAGAAGGCCGTCGCGGAAGAGCAGACGCGTTATTTCCACTTTATCGGGAAAGAAAAATCCTTCCAGCCCGCGGACGTTGAGATCCGCGCTCTGGATAAAAAGGACGCCATCGCCGGCTGGAAGAATTACAGCTCCGTTGTCGTTGCCGGCCGCCCGGTCGGTTATTGTGGAGAATAAGAAAGGAGTGTCTCAAATGTTCAAAACTGCTTTTAAAAGAGGTCTGATCATCGCCCTGGCCATCGTGGCCATCGCCTGCCTGGGCGGGATCGCCGCGCTGGATCTCCCGATCATCCTGCTGCTGATCCTGCTCGTTGTCGTTCTCGGACTCGTCTCCTATATTGCACATAATCGCCATGAAGAAAAATAATATTCCGTTCTGCGTCCCGCGTACTGCGGTCGCTTACGCCCGTTACTCCTCCGCCGGCCAGCGTGACGTTTCCATCGAGCAGCAGCTGGCGGACATCCGGGCCTATGCGAAACGCGCCGGGTTTACCATCGTCCATGAATACGCGGATCACGCAAAATCCGGTTTCAAAAACGCCAACGCCCGCACGGCTTTCCAGTCCATGATGGCCGCAGCGGATTCCGGCACTTTTGACAGTGTCATCTGCTGGAAGGTCGACCGCTTCGGGCGGAACCGGGAGGAGTCCGCGCTTTTCAAGGGCCGCCTTCGCCGTTTCGGCGTCAAAGTCTTCTATGCGATGGAGCCGATCCCGGAAGGTTCCGCCGGCGTTCTCCTGGAGGGAATGCTGGAGGCCACCGCCGAATGGTATTCCCGCCAGCTCTCTGAAAACGTCATGCGCGGGATGTCTGACAATGCCCGCCGGTGCCTCTATAACGGGACGCATATCATGGGCTACCGTGCGGACAATGGCGGCCGTTATGAGATCCATGAGGATGAGGCCGCCGTCGTCCGGGAGATCTTCGCCCTTTACTGCAGCGGATACTCCTCCGCGCAGATCGCGAAGGAACTGAACGCCCGCGGCCTCCGCACCTGGCGCGGGAATCCGTTCTGCGCCCAGGGGATCCTGAAGATCATTTCAAATGAACGTTATACCGGGACCTACATCTGGGGAAACGTCCGGACCCCCGGCGGGATGCCCGCCATCGTCACCCGCGAAGAATTTGAGGAGGCCCAGCGCATGAAAAAGAAAACCGCCCGCCATGTGGAGCAGGGCGTCACCGATTACCTCTTGACCGGAAAAGCGTTCTGCGGTCTCTGCGGCTGTTCGATGGTCGGCGACTCCGGTACCTCCAAGCTTGGAAACCGATACTATTATTATTCATGTCTCCACCGGAAGCGGGACCACGCCTGCACGAAGAAATCCGTCTCCAAGGATCTCCTGGAGGATACCGTCGTTTCCTTCGTCCTGGATCACGTTTTGTCGGACGCGGAGATCGGAAAGATCGCCGACGCCGTCATGGCCCTCCAGGCTGAGGAAATGAAGCGCAGCCCTCTCGCCGCGATGGAAGCCGAACACCGGGAGATCACGAAAAAGATCAGTAATATTGTGGACGCGATCTCTGAAGGGATCTGGACGTCCGCTACACAAGGCCGCCTGAAGGAATTGGAAGCCGAAGCGGAAACCCTCCGCGTTTCCATCGAAATTCTGAGATACTCCCAGGCCCAGCTTGTCGACCGTGACCGGGTCTTGTTCTTCCTCCACCGCTTCACTGCCGGCGACCGGAACGACCCGCTCCTCCGCCGGTCCATCATCGAAACCTTCATCAATTCCGTCTATGTTTATGACGATCACCTGAAGATCATCATCAACAACGTGGAAGGAAACGAGCGCATCCCCTTCTCAGACCTTCCTCCGGAGTGTTCGGAATCTGACAACTCTGGTCTGCCAACTGTGTCACATCCGAACCCATGGATCACGATTTACAGGATCGCCATGTGAACACAACAAAAAAAGACCGCCAAATGGCGGTCCTTTTTATTTCCTCATTTGATCAGCGTCAACTGACTCCAGACATCATCGAAAGACATTTCCCAGTCATCGGCCAGTTTCTTAATCGTGTCCCCGTCGATGATCGTCTCCTCTGTCGCCTCAGACCCCCATTTGTCCAGATGTTCAGGTTTGATCTTATACTGCGCCTTCCTCAGTTTCTGCCAGCACAGCGGCACGTAGTGATTTCCATCATAAACCATGCAAACCGCGTAGGGTTGTCCGTCCTCATCCATGTAGAGATCGCCATCTCCATCGTAAAAACTATCCAGTTCATCATCCACAAACCGTTCACCGCGTTCTGCGATCAGCACCCGCATCATCTGCGTGTTCAGTTCCCGGTCCGCTGCCAGGTCGAAAGTATAACCGGCTTTTCTCGCTCCATAAATCTCTTCCGTCACCTTTTCAAACTTTTTCATTTCTGTTGCTCCTTCCATTTGATTTCTGATGATCGCTTTGATGTATCCCTGGACGTTTTCAACCGCATCCAGTTTTTCGATGATGTCTGCGTCCGTTTTGTTGTTCAGTTTCAGGTTGATCCTTGTCGTGTTGTTTTTGTCGTATTCCTTTGTTGCCATCGTTATATCCTCCTTAAGTGTAATCATCCCAGAATCTGTGAAACTCTTTTATCACTGTTTCATACGTCGCTTTTTCTTCTTCGCGGTCGAGGTCTTCGATGTGGATTGTTTCGCTGTTTTCGCTTTCTGTCAGGACGATGACGCTCTTCGGGATCCACATCGTCTTGCAGAAATGTGTCCCCAGGTTCATGACAGCGTAGATCGCTTTCTCTGTTTCCCTGAGAATGCAGAACACGTCGCACATACTAATGTTCCTCTTCACTTCGTTTGCGATCTTGTTCGCGAACCAGTCTTTCACAGTGTAGAGCTTCATTTCCGTTGCCTCCTTTGCGTAGGGTGTGTACTCTTTGCACTTATAATATATCACAGGGTACACACCCTGTCAATACTTTTATATAAAAAAACTGCCCCGAAGGGCAGAAAGTTTTTACTTTTTTAGTTCCTGGTCCGGTCCATCATCCGTTTGATGTCCATCCGCGTCTGTTCGTCCGGCGCTTCGTCCATCATCATCTGCAGATGCTCGTTCCAGTCCATCCGGCTGTAACCGTTGCGGCTGTAGCGGCCTTCATTTTTGGCGTAACTGCCATAGTTTCCGCTGCCGTTCCGGCCGTAGCTGTTCCGTCTGGTGTAGTCATCCCTGGAGTATCCCGGCGCGTACCTTTCGCTGTATCCGCCGTCATCTTCCTCCAGCATCGCGCAGGCGGTGATCAGGCTCTTCATGCTGTGGGTCAACTTGTCGATCATCTCGATGTCGCCTGTGTTCAGGTCCCCGCCGCTTTTTTTGATCTCCTTGTTCGCCTGGGCGATCTCGTTCGCGATCGTCTCCTTCAGGTCTTTCAGTTCCTTGAGCAGTTCCATGTCCGTCCCTCCTGTCAGATCGCAGGAGTGACAGGATTGGCGACCGTGTAGGCCGGGATCGGGTACGGAGCGACGCGATTAACGATATACTGCGTCTGCTGGGTATTATCCGCGATCAGCTGAGCCGTCTGCGCGGTCTGAGAGGCAGCCAGCGCCTGCATGTTCACCTGGTTCTGCAGCGCGATGTTCTGGCTCTTCAGCGCGTCGATCTCCTGCTGGCACATCTTGTCCAGGATGGTCTGCGTCTGGGTCTGTGTGGCCGCCAGCACGTCCCGCAGCGCGGAAGAAATCGCGTTCCGGTCGGCGCACGCTTCGGTCGCCACGGTGTACTTCAGGTCCGCGGTCGCGGCCCGGTTCTCACAGCAGCAGTTCGCCAGCTGGCTCTGCAGTCCCGTCATTCCCGCGGTCATCGCGGTCTGGGAAGCGAAAGACCTTTCAAGGTCGGCCATCTGGTTGTTGCAAAGCTGGGAGCTGATGCCGTTGATCCCGGCCTGGATGCCGTTGATGCTGTCGCTCAGCATCTGATTCTGGAATCCGCTGCTGATCTGGTTGGACTGGTTCATCCACGGGTAGAAATCCCCGCCGCCGAAGCCGCCGCCGAAATTGCCGCCCCAGCCGCCCATCAGGATGAACAGGAGCAGGATCCACCAGCCGGATCCCATGTCGCCGAAACCGCCGTTTCCGCCGAAGCCGCTAGGCTGGACGAGCATGGTCGTTCCGGTTCCTTCGTCTGTCAATGCCATGTTTTCATTCCTCCATATATATTTTATCTTCATCCGGCTATGATCACTCGCCGGTTCGGATCATTTTCCGCCGATCATCCTCTGCAGCTGGTTCGCAATGTTCACGGCCTGGTTGTACTGCGCCTGGCTCACCTTCCCGCTGTTGAGCAGCTGCTGCACCTGCTGCTTCGGATCTCCCTGGAACATCCGCTGAAATTGCTGGAAGCGCTGCATGATCCCGTTCATCGGCGTCTGGTTCTGCATCATGGAAAAAAGCGGATTACTCATCGTCATCTTCCTCCCTGATCACCCTCGCCGGCTTCTTTTTCGCCGCCAGCTCTTTGATCTTCTCCGCCAGCGCGGCGACCTCCGCCTTCGTGGCGTATTCCTCCGCCGGCTTTTCCGGCTCCTCGCCGCGGATCGTGTAGTCCAGCACCTTCATGGAAGGCATCCCGCTTGCGTCCGCGCTCTTCAGGTAGATCACTTTTTCCTCGCTGTCCCACAGCTGCACCGTGCTTCCCGGCGCCACCAGGTACGCCTTCGCGGCCGCTTCGCCCTGTACCCAGTTCAGCCCGCTCTGCTGTGCCGGCTGGTTTTGCGCCGGCGGCTGATACGGTGCCTGGTACACCGGTTGATAGGAAACCGGGAACCCTGTGTTGTAGTACGCCATGTTTTTCCCTCCTTATTTCACTCGCCAGAAATATGTCGGCGTCTCGCTCCCGCTGTCCCATGCGTCATAGTGATCCCCGTCGATCACGGCCACCGCATGGCTGCCGGTGCCGATCACATACACGCCTTTCGGATAGCGGTCGCAGAACGCCCGGACGCTGATGCACGCCGGACAGGCCTCCGGGAGAAGGAACTGCACCGCCCCGCGTTTCCGCAGGTAGTTCCCCCATACGGGGTTGCTGTTCGGAAGATCTCCCGATCTTTCCCCCTCTTCGCACAAGTCCCGGTACGTCTCCCGCCAGCTCTGGTCCGTCGCGATGGCGATCGCACGGATCACGCAGTCGCCTGTCTGTTTCCCCAGCGGGTTCGGGTTGCACCTGATCCACATCGTCCTGTCCCTCCGTTCCTGTAAAAATGATATAAAAAAAGAAGGCTGCCTGCGAGTTCGCAAACAGCCTTTATTCTATGTATTTTCGGTTCATTTCCGGCTCACTTTCGGATCGGATCCCGGAATATACCTGTAGATGAACGAATTTCTGTTGATGATCCGCTTCACCGTGGAGACGTCGATCTCACACTCCTCCGCGATCTTTTCCAATGACCCCGGATGGTCTGTCAGGTAGATCCGCATCACTTCCCGGTCTTTCCGCCGGTGGACGTATTCGTCCAGCACGTCATTGATCCGCGTTCTGCTGTCCATCCTGCACCTCCGTTACTGCCGGATGCTGCAGTTCCTTGATCGTCTTCAGCCAGTTTTTCTCTCGGATCGTGTAGCCGAACACAAACACCAGGATCGTCAGCACGAACGTCACGCACACGCACACCAGCGCGATCAGCATCCGCCGGTTCGCCCAGTTGTAGTGCATCATCGTGTTCTCATGGTCATAGAAAGGGATGCATTTGTCCGCGCAGTTATTGCTGCAGCTTTTCGTCTCCTGTTCCATCCTTGTCCGCTTCCTTTCCTTCGTCCTTCTTCTCCTCCGGGACGTCGCCTTTCTGCCGCATGATCTCCAGCACCTTCATCAGGATCTTCGGCACCGGTACGCCCATGCTCGCCACATTTTCCAGGATGCTGAACCCCTCGCTCGCGATGAACCACAGACAGGTCGCGCCCATCACGGCCTCAAACTGGATCCCCGCGCCGGAACTGATGGCTTTGTCCAGCAGCGCCGCCAGCAGGACCACCAGGATGATCAGCATCTTTTTCATCAGCCCGACGAACGCCGCGCTGGATGAAAGACCGCCCGTCTCCGTCTTTTTGCTCTTTCCCATAAAGCCGCAGATGATCCCCGTCAGGTAGTCGATCGTCATCACGGCCAGCAGGATCCAGACCAGCGGGGGCATCGTCACGAAGAACGACGCGATCGCCCCGCCGACCGCCGCAAGCAGTTCAGTCACCTTTTTCATTTTCTTTTTTCTCTCCTTTTCTGTAATTCGGGCACCAGACGCACACCTGGCGCAGCTTCCTCCCGCTGGCTCCGGCGCAGCTGATCCCGTTTTTCTCATAGGTAAAGCACCAGTGCAGTTCCGTCCTTATCCGGTCTTCGTGATCGCATTTTCCAGCGCTTTCCATGTTTTCGACCCCGCAATGCCGTCCACTTTCAGGTTTTTTCCATCAGAATCCTTGTGTGATTTCTGGAACTCCTTCAGTGCCTTTTCCGTGTCCTTACCGAACTTCCCGTCCGCTTTTTTCGGGCCTACGTCGTAGCCCAGCCGGATCAGGTCGTTCTGCAGTTCTCTTACATATTTCCCGCTGCTCCCGCGCCGGATGGTCGGTTTCTTCTTTTCAGGCGTTGGCGTCGGCGTCGGTTCTGGAGGCGTCGGGATATTCCCGTCCTCGCAGGCCGGAAGCCCCCAGTGCGTCCACTTTTTGTTGCGCTTCGTGAAGTGCTGCACGCCGCTTGAACACTCGACCGTCTCCCCGCCGAATCCAAGCCCCGTGTGGCTCATCTTGGATTTGTTGCTCTTGTCCTGGACGAACAGACAGACCAGCCGGTCGTTCGGCACGGTGCTGATCGTCCCCTTCGCCGCCCAGTTCGCTTTATTGTTCCACTGGCTCGTCGCCCCGGCGCCGTTCAGTTTCCATCCGTAGACCTTCAGCAGGATCCAGTACGTGAAGCCCCTGCAGTCGAAAAAAAGCACCCGCTCCTTTTTCGGGAACCACTTGCACCCGTCGCAGCTGCCTTTTCCGTCGAAATTTTTGCATTTTGTTTTGATGGTCGGATGCGCGGACGAATACCTGGCCCGCCTGTTCGCAGGGGTGCATTTCTCTCCTCGGCCCGCGTAGACGTAAGGCCATCCGACGCAAAGGAGCGCTGCCTTCCAGGCTGCATCACTCAGCGGGATCCCGCTGCTTTTCATCTCCTGGATCTGCTGGTCCACATATTCCGCGCTTTTCATTCTTTCCCTCCTTTCTCAGTGTATAAAAGGTCACTTTACGTTACGGAAGCGAATCAAACATATTCTTGATTAACACATCACCTGCGTTGTAATAATCCGAAAGGACGCCGACAACTGTTTTATCAAGTGAAAGAATCGCTTCTTTTGTGTTAACCGTCCATACAAGGGGACTGATTCCTGCTTCTACAAGCATTTCATACAATTCGTCTGTCATGCTTGTATAATTTACTGTTGCAATCACGCTTCGTTTCCCGTCAACCAACGTTTCTGCGTTCGTGATATACGCTTCAAAGTTTGCTGTCGAATATGTTCCTTCAAAACCAAGTCCAAGCCTTGCATCCGGGAAGTAAACGGACATTTTCTGCAAAGCAGAAACAGAGAATGAAATGAACGAAACGTTCCTTTCCATACCTGCCGCCTTGATCGAATTGGCAACCGCTTCAATTCTCGCATCCGTCCAATATGTACCGTTTACAATATCTTTCAGTTCAATGAACGGATGAAGTGACAGTTTCTTGCAGGCAACAATAAATTCATCAAATGTTGGGATGTCAGTTCCAGCCCACTTTTGACCTTTCCAAATTCCGTAATCGTATTGTAGTGCCTGCTCATAGGTAATGTCACCGATATTGATTGATGTCGATAGTTCTGTCCCATCGCTGTTCCTTGCAGTTCTGTTGATTGTAAAGTCATGCATCAGAACTGCAACCCCGTCACTTGTGAACTGAACATCACATTCGGCGTATTCAAAACCTTTCTTTTTCGACAGGATGTACGCCGGAATTGTGTTTTCGGGAGCTTCAAAGGAATATCCGCGATGATTTACAGAATAGATGAAATAATTGATTCCATCTTTGCCTTTTATTTCATCTATTTCTTTTTGAATATCAACACATTTTTCTTTTACTGTTGGCGAAAGAAGCATGGACGCAATATCTGTTTCACCTGTTGTGTTGAAATAAACATGGAGCGAATTAAGATCAAGGTTTGCAATATTTATTTCTGTATTACTGTTTACACTTGCGATGTAGAACATGAAATATTTTGCACCAGAAACAACAGTATCAGAGAAGGATTGTTCAGATGAATACCATCCTTTTACTGAAGCAGTAATCTGTACATAGTTGTCTGTATAAAACGCCCATCCGACTTTATACAAACCATTGGCAAAAATACCGCTTTCAATTTTTACATTGAATGTTGTCGCTCCGTCAGGGACTTCCTGGATATGTTCCTTCTTTGCTCTTGCCCTGTTTAATGGCGAACCTGCCGGATAATGAATATACATATCCGTTGTAAGACTGATTTCACCATGCTCATAAACATCCGTGGGTGTAAGAGCGTAAGAGGTTGCCTTTTTTATCTCATTATCAACATTTTTCGTGGTCAGTATCTTGTAAAAATCAGCCGTTTCCATTACTCTTGTTTTTGACGATTCGACAACGATTGTAAACTTATAAGAGGAATAATTGGAGCGGAATTTTTCAAGGTCATAGTATTTTAACCCGGAACGGTTCACATACGTTGTCGTAAATGCGCTCCCGTTCCATGTCCCAACATAGGAACCGTCTGATTTATTCCACGCCTGCAAATAGATCAGAAGATCGTTAAGACAGTACAATGTCTTGACATCATCCGGTATATACTTTTCGGACTTCATCCAGTTTAGGCTTGTTGTACTTGCTCCATTTGCAACTGCCCAATACCCGGAAAGCATTTTCAAACTTGTTCTTAATCCATATGAAGAACTGTCAATCAGCCCATCATTAAGATGATAAATATGGGCATCGCTTGCAACTGTTGCCGGAGTCAATGCGTTCCCACTATTATAGAAGTTTACCTTGAAAATGTACCCCGGATACTTCCTGCTGAAATCCCGGACATTTGCTTCTGTCAAATAGCTGGATTCGACAAGGCTCGCCGTGCTGAAAGCAGTTCCGTTCCATGTGCCAACATATGAACCACCAGCAGTAAAAGCAACAAGCAATATACGCAGGCTATTGCATATAACGATTGTATCAGGATTAACAACGTCACTTCTGCACCAATTACTTGATGAAGTTTTTGCCCCTGATGCCGCCGCATAATATCCTTGTTCTATAGTAAGTGCACTCGCATCGAATAGCGTTAAAGCGTTCTTTAACTCATCGACGTCGTCCTGCCAGGCCAGGTCCTCTTTCAGGCTGTCGTTCAGTTTCGCCTCCGTGATCGCGCCGTCCTCGACGGTTGTCGTGGCCTCCGGATGATCGTCCAGCCAGTCGTCCACGGCCGCCGTTACGGTTTCCGGGTCAGCCAGGTCGATATACTCCCATTCGGTGACTTTCCCGTTCGTCACTGTCTTCGGGGACAGGGCCAGCCCTTCGTCCGCCTCTGTGGCCGTCGTGATCTTCCGGATCTCGCCGATCTCCGTCTCGAAGGTAGACAGCGCCGCGCCGGCTTCGTCCAGCCAGCTCTGCACCGGATCCGGCGCCTCGCCGTCCGCCACAAGGGAGGCGTTCACGCTGTAGCTGCCGTACACGGTCTTGATGATCTCCGCTTCCTCGCCTTCCCCGTCCGTGAAGGTCAGCTGCAGGATGCCTTCTCCGGGGATCGCAACGTCCGCGTCGCTGATGTCCCAGATCAGGTCGTTCACTTCCCTCGTCAGGCTGACGGGGTACAGATCGCCCTGCGGCGGTTTCACGACCATCGAAGCCACGGCGTCCGGATAGTCCCGGAACATCACCGGGCAGCTGATGATCACCTGGGTGTGATTCTGTTCGCCCTGGTAGCCGATGTTGAATTTCTTTTCCGAAAGTTCTTCAAGCAGCGCCCTCTCGACTCTCATGTTCTTCTCTCCTTACGTATCGTTCTGCAGTTTCTTTGCCGTCCAGCTGCCGGATCCTCTTGCACCGGTGTAGGCATTGCCGTTTTCATCAACCACAAGGAAGATGATCACGCTCATATAGTTCATCGCAAACCCCTGCGATTTCGGGATCTGTACGCCTCCGACGATCTCCGTACTGTCAAATCGGAACGTAAATAGTCCTCTCGGATAAAAATTCGGCCCGCTGCCAGATTCGTATCTCCAGCTTCCGTCCGCCAGGTTCCGTTCCAGATCACCGTTTGCCGCGTTGATGTTTCGCCTGGCCTGTTCCTGCTGGCTGCTGGTCAGGTCCTGGCTGCTGATGGTCACCACGTCCCGCTCCAGCTTGTTTTTCAGGTTGTTGCCATACTGGTTTTCCGTAACCACCGGCACGTCTGTCCCTGCAAAGAACTCCATGCCGTGATCGTTGACAGTGTAGGTTCCATTCACTTCAATCGCGATGGATACTGCCGTTGCCTTTGCCAGGTAAATGTAGTTCTGGTCATACTCATACGCCCGGCCGCTGGCGATTGCATCCGCCAGGTTCTCCGCGCTGTAATCCATGCGTTCGATGCGCTGGTACGCATAACCGTTGTTCAGGTTGATTTCGTCCACCACGTTTCCGGCTTTCATCAGGCCGTACGGGAAATAGGTCCCCATGATTCCCGACAGGTTGACTGTGTTGAGTGTGTATGCGCTCCCGGTCGACGGATGCGAATTCTCCCAGTCGCTCCATGTCATCCAGATCAGCGTGAACCAGTTCGCACCGGTCAGGAAGATATAGCCGTCTGACGGGATCGTAAATTTCCCGCTCGTAACGGTCACAGCAGTCTGTTCTCCGTCAAGCGTCTCCGCAAACTTGATGGTGGAATAGCTGCCGGCAATCTTGAACCCGTAGACCTCGGAATACTTCAGCACCCTGGCGTATTGCACGCTGTGGTTGTACAGGTTCCATCCGGTCGCCTTAAATGACTGCGGATTCGCCACCGTGATCGTACCGCGGACCTCCGCCACATACGTGACCGCAATCTGGTCGCCGTCGACAGGGGAACCGGTCACCGTGATGCCGTAGTCCGTCAGGTCAACGCTCTCGCTGCTCAGCGTCCATCCGCTGCTGTACAGGAAGATGTATGTCCCGCTCGTTTCGATTTCCGCCACCCAGTCGTCCCTGTCGATAGCCACCGCGGTGATCCCGCTGCCGGACTCCAGCGTTTCCGCGTGGGTCAGGCTTTCAGCCGTATATCCTGAATGGACGCTGTTGCCCTTCAGGCTCATCAGCCATGCGTCGCCGGTTTCCACGGATTTGTCTCCGCCGCTGGTTCTCTCCGTGAACGTATCCAGCGTCGTCTGGCTGCTGCTGCTCGTCAGATTGTCCGCCAGCGCAACGTTGGTCACTTCTACGTTCCCGTCCTCGTCCGGTCCGTTCCCGTTCACGGTCTTTGCGCGGCCTTCGATGGCTTCCTTCACGGTCGTCGTGTCCGTGGTGCTCATCTCAATCTGGGCCGCGGTCTTTGCCTTCAGCAGCGTGATGTCGTTCGCGTTCGCGTTGCCGGTGTATTCGATCACCGCGATCTTCTCCGCTACGGTCGTGTCATCCGTGGAACTCATGGGTATCGTGTTCGCGTACTTCCCGCCGACAGCGTCCGCGATTGACGGCGCCCCAGCCTCACCGTTCAGGGGGATCGTCGCGCCGGTCTTTCCCTCCAGGCCGCTGACCACCGCCTGCACCTTCCGTGTGTCCGTGGAGGACATGGGGATGTCAGTTGCTTCCAGGATAATGTGGCCCTGGTTGTCCGCCTCCTGGTCGTTCACGTCGATCGTGTTCACCGCGCTGAGGTCCGCCTTTAGTGCCAGGGCCGCGCCGACCGCCGCCGCGTCCGCGGCCTCTCCGCTCTTCGTCAACGTGTCGTCAAGGGGGACCGTGATCACTTCCGCGTCATCCGCCACCAGTTCGACAACTTCGTTCAGATCATTGTCCGTCATTTTCTTAATCCTCCCCGTATACGTTTCTCAGTTCAAGCGTGGAATGGATCACCGTCTTGATGTCGCCGCCGTCGACCAGCTGGGCAGCGCCGGAAGCCAGGGCGTTCACACACCGGGCGCCGCTGTCCGTTCCGTCCCAGATTGCATCGATATAGAACCGGATCTCAATGTTGTATTGTCCCGGATCCAGCGCCTCCGTGTCTGCGTTGTGGAACTCGATCAGCGCCCAGCCGTCGCCCTTGCTCCACTGGTTGTCGAGGCGATAGTGCCGTTTCATCGCGATGGACCCATCCGGAGCGATCACCGTAAACTTCATCCGGTCGTCATCCGTCCAGTCGTCGCCGCTGCGCTTCACTGCATGGATCCAGAAGGAGGCCGTGTCCCCCCGGTAGAGCTTCAGGTCCATCGTGGACTTGTCCAGTTCAAAGCTCCTCAGTTTTGCCATGTTCCGTGTCCTCCTTCTCCGCCTGCTCGACGCCGGCGATGATCGTGTCCAGGTTGTCCGCCGCCGCCTTCAGCGGGGCGCCGATGCTGTCAATCTGTGCTACAGGTACGCAGATCCCGTCCAGGATCTTCTTCGTGACCTTCAGCGCATCCAGGATCGTCATCTCATTGTTTTCCATGCTTCCTTTTCCTCCGCTCAGTAATAGACCGTTGTGCTTCCGCTCCTGTTTTTGCTGCTGTAATACCAATAGTGGTCGGAATCGGACGCCAGGACGTACTTGCTCGTCTGCGCGTTGTAGTAATACAGCCTTCCGTAATATTCATCCACGCCGCCCGCCGTCACGTAGGTTTTTACCCGCGTCAGGCCCATGCTGGTGAATACATTCGCTACGTTCACGCTGGCGTTCCATCCGGTGCTTTCGCTGTATTGCTGGCTTGCGCCGTACAGTGCATTGACGGGGATTTTGATTGTCGTTCCTGTCCGCGTCGGCGTTCCTGCTGACAGCGTCCGCTTGTCGGCGCTCGGCGTGCTTTGGTTCCCGGGCTGAACCGTAACCGTCAACGTGCCACCACTCCACCCGAATCCCCACTGAGTAATGGCCCGGCTAAAAGTTACCGTCGCCCCGCTTACCTTTGTCAGCGTCAGCGTGTTCCCGGATACGGTGGCGTTCTTGATCACGTTCGGAAAGTCCCGCGCCATCAGGGTCTCATCGTTGTTGCCGTCCCTCAGCTGCAGCGACGTCGCCATCACGCCACCGTTGGCCCGCAGCGGCATTTTGATATATACGCTTTTTTCTGTAACCTTCATCGCGTCGTTCAGGCTGACATTCCCTTCCAGCTTTATCTTATCAGCCTGAATCAGGGCGCTGGAGCTGTTGTCGTTGTTGATGGCCAGGCAGATCTGCCCGGCCTTGATATACCGGCCGTTGCCGTCGTAATTTCCGACCACCAGCCCGATGCTCTTTTCATCCTGGTCGATCCGGCTCTCGAACTGTTTCTGGCCTTTCACGATGTCCGTGACCGTCTGATGGATTCCCTGGCCGTCAACGACGATTTTACTCAGCCGCTCCCAGTTCGGATTTCCCTGGGCGTCCACGCCGATGATCCCCTTCGCGCACAGGGCGACGTGATCGTTCGTGTCCTCCATCCAGGCCCGGTCCTCCGCGCCCTTCCGGGAGGATGTCCGGCTCCCGCGCCCGCCGCTCTTGATCATGTCGGAAATGATCCGCGTGATGTCCGTCCGGGTGTTCGCCAAGGTCACTTTCACGACCTCCGGCTGCCGGATCTTGTCTGCGTAGCTTAGCGCCGTGATCCGCTCTTGGATCGTCGTGCCGAACTCCGGCAGCGGGACCCTCATCACCCGGTTCAGCGTCAGCCGGTCCAGTGGCTCACCTGTCGCGTCCGCCAGCTCGTATCCTTCGATCTCGATCGTGACCGTGGGCTGCGCGTGCCGTTTCAGCCGCTGGTTCGCCCATCGTTTCAGCTCGTTCTTCGTGTCCAGACTCTGGTCTGTTTCCACCCGGCTGATCACGCCGTAGGTCGCCGTGTTCTTTTCCACATAGTTCCCGGAGATTTTCAAGTCGTCTTTGCCGATCGGGTAGAAGCGTGTATACATCCCGCTGGTGTCCACCGTCCGGCTGATGGTTCTCAGGTTCCGGTTCGCCCGCATCTCGCTTGTTACGTCGTTGTTCCTCCGCGTGATGCTCAGCTTGAAGGGGTAGCTGCTGAAGTCGTAGCTCCAGACTGGCTCGTCCAGGCTGTCGGAAACCGTCTCCATCGCGTCGTACAATGTATCCCCGTCGAACTTGTATGGGTTTTTGTCCGTATAGTCGACGGTCCCCACGGTCCAGTCCGCGCATTGTTTCAGGATGTAGGTGATGGCCTGTTTCGCGGTACATTCCTTATCCGCGCTTTTCCCGCTCATCTTTCCCGGCGTAATCTCGCCGAACAGGATCAAATCCTTCAGCACCGCGATCACGTGCTCCAGCTGCACCGTGTACGTGTCCGTGTCAAAGGCCCGCTTGATGCTCTTGACGCGCCAGACGATGCCTTTTCCTGGGTTCGTGTCATCCTGCAGCCAGGCATTGATAACGATCCCTTCCATGTCCGCCGGCACGATGTTTGCCGTCGCTTCCCGCTCTTTCAGGGACAGCTGCATGGATTCCAGCGGGACCGTCCGCACCGGGTTCAGGCTGTGTCCGCTTAAAAGTCGCATTTATAGCCACCTCGAATAGTTCGTCACCGTCAGGTTTCCGGCCCGGCTGGCGCTCAGGACCACGTTCACCCGTCCCGGATACACGACCAGGTCGTCCGCGCCGGTCCTCAGGCCGTATACGTTCCGCCCGCCGGCGTAGATCCGCAGCAGCCCGCCGGTGTCGTGCGGATGCGTGATGCTCAGCGTCTCGCTGGCCGTCAGGTTTACGCCGTTCAGCGTCAGGGTTCTCCCGGCCGCCGTGATCGCGATGTTTGAGATCGTCGCGCCGGAAACGTTTTTGAAGCTGATGTCCAGCACGCCCGGCGCCGTCCCGCCGATGTCGATCGGGATCCCGTAGGAACTAACGCTGTTTACCGATACCGTCGTCGGCGTGATGGATTTCCAGAACGGCACGCTGTAGGCCCGGAAAATGATCGTATATTCGCTGGTCCAGTTCCACATATCCCCGCCGCCTGGGATCACGACCTTGTCCACCCACAGCTGCCGGTCGTCGATGGTATTGAACTCCAGCCAGGCTTTTTTGTTCGCCGCCCAGGCGATCACCTGGTCGAACACGTTCCTCCGCCGGTTCATCTCCGTTTTCGGGATGTTGATCGCGAAGGTGACCGTCGCCTCCACCGTACTCCAGTGCGCGCCTGTCACCCGCTGGCCCCAGCCGCCCATCTTGTCCGTCGCCGTGGTGTTTTCCTTCGGCACGCCGGGATCGATGCTCCGGATCACGATGCTCTCGTCCAGTTCGTCCAGCTGTACGCCGTCAAATCTGGCTCTCCTTGATAAAATCAT